CTCCGAAGCCTCGATGTAGCCACCCCGGGAAACCCAGAATGCCTTAAGGCCACGTACTTCCTTCACAAAGACACGACCGTCGAAGGGAGCGTTCTCCACGTTGGTGAAGAGGCTTAGAAGGTTCTCATGCTCGAAACCACGGTAGATGGTCTCAGTAAGTTCCTGAGCCATCGCGTGACGCCACTGAGGATCATCCCAGTTCTCGCGAGCTTCCTCGTTCGCCTTGGCAACCTTCTCACGAAGAGCATCACGCTCCTCGGAAGTACGACCATGCGTATCAATCAAGTTAGACATATGTGTCACCTCCCCCTTAGAAGAGCAGCTGGGCGTCGCACTCATCCCGGTCGTTATCGACCGAGGTGACTACAAGCCAAGCGTCAGCGGCTGTAGCAGTTACCTGCCAGTAGCCGTTTGAAATGGACGGAGATGTTGCAGGCTCCAGGTATTCGCCAGCCTCCACTGTGGGAGTAGCGCCACCCAAACCAGCAACCATAATCCGGCCCGTGTATTCACGGGTCTGAAGGAAGGTGCTGTCTTCAGTGTTCCGAAGAACCACCTTCACGTTCGGTCCAGAAACAACCTGCACTGCCTTTGCGGCGGGCAGAGTGTCCAGGTCCGAGTAAGTTGTGAGACTGGGGTCTACCCCGGCCCACGTAGCTCCGTCACCGTGCTCGTAGATGGCGATACCCATGCGACCCTTGACGGGCGCTGTACCGTTATCTGCCAGCTCGATCGTTGCGCGAAGCAGCGCGTCCTCGCCTACTACCTTCACGGGCGCTCCCTGGGGGATCGTCGTGCCATAGTCAGCTGTGGACTGCGTTGCGAAGCGTCCACCCCGGTTCTCCGAGACGGGTACAACGCGGAACTCAATGTTCTTGCCGTAGTTACTCAATGTCCTGCACCTCCTCAGAGATTGCTCAGGCTGGTGCCACCAACAGCAAGGTCAAGGACCTCGCTGATTGCAGAACCAGATGCGGTCTTCTTCGAATCCGAAGAAGCTGTCATCGCGGTTGCCTCAAGTGAACCCTCAGACTCAGACTCGCCTTCGGTGCTGGTCTCGGACTTAACCGAACCCAGTGCCTCTAGCATGGCCGAGAAAGCATCCTCGTCCATCTGTGCCCAACGATCAGCGTTGGCCTCCACGTACTCGTCTTCAAACGTAGCAACTTCCTGGATCTTGTCCAGGCGCTCCGTCTTCACACGAGTCAATTCTGCCTGTGCGTCTTCCTCAGCCTTTGTGGCTTCGAGAAGAGCAACCAGGCTGTCATGGGCTTCCTGTGCCTCAGCCGCCTTCGCGGTGGCTTCCTCAACCTGCGCTGTCAGAGTCTCCTCTGTAGCGTTGGCCTCAGCCCTGACCTCGGCAATCCGTGTCTCGATCTGCTCCTCGCTTGCAGCAGCCTGAATGTCCGCCAGCTCCTCAGAAAGGGGCTTGGTGGCCTCGGCTACAGCCTGCTCGATAGCGGAATCAAGATCTTCCTGCGTGTAGGTCGTAGTGTCGCTCATGTCACCTCCCTTAGGGGTGTCCGTTGCGTCCGAGGCTGCGACCGCCTCTGAGAGAGCGCAGAACGGGCAGGACTCAGCTTCGTGTGTCGCACCTTCGGGAAGGTTCGCCAGAAGGCGGTCATGCAGTTCTTTGTGCTCCATCGAGATAAGTATCGGGGAAACACTTGGCTTTATTGAACTTTCAAGCCATCACACAGACATGAGTGGGGGGGCATAACCCCCCCCACCCACACCTGAAATTCGTTACGACCAACCGTCGGGCAGAAGATCAGTCTTTCCAAGGGCTTTAGCCCTCTTGATGATGTGCTGCTTCACGGCCGAAGCGTTCTTTGCTCGACCAAACGCCTGGATGGCGTTACGCAAATCCCCAACAGTTGCAATGGGGTAAGATCCGTCGGGCATCGCCTGCCCCTTCTTGGCGAGCTTCTCACGCTCTTCCGTGGAGAAGTCACGAGCCGAATCCTTAGACTGTGCCAGGATCAAGGCCATCATGCTTTCCCACTGCTCAACGCTGAGATGATCGAACTCTTCAGCGATACCCGCATACACAGCTTCGGCCTCTGCCTTGTTCCCTTCAGTGAAGGAAGCAAGATCCGAGATCTTCGCTCCACGCCAAGCAGGCTTGGCCGGGGGAACGATCAAAGCGCCTCCCACGAAGTGGGGCTTGTTCATCTGCTTGCGTGACTCACTCTGATTCAAGTGAGCGCAGTAGGAGGGGTCGTTGGGACCCTTGTAATCGAACGTCTTCCCGCAGCCATTATCACCCGCGCACGTCATGGACTCAGAGACGCACTCCATCGAGAAAGCAAGACTGCCCTCCTGGTGTGCCTCCTTGACCATTGCGTGCTCCACGGGGAAGTAGTACTTCCATATGAGGCCCAAAGCTTCAATGTACGGATGCGGGTCCTCAAGATCCTCACCCTGGCTGGCAGCAGCAGCGGACCGGACGAGTTTACCGTCCTTGTCCTCAGCGCCATCAGTAGCGTAAAGCATCTTGGACTCTACGAACGTGCCCACCACCTCGCGGGGGCGATGAAGCATGTTCATAGGAGCATTGGTGATAGTTGGACGAGCCATCGAAAGATCCGCTACCGACCACCAGTGACGGTTAGCGTTCTCGCGCTCAGCCTCAACGAACTTCCCGAGAACCCAGGAGTACGCTGGGTTGGCCTGCACGTAGTCCTCAGCCCAAGCCGCGGTCTCGTGGTCGGTGTCAAGAAGAACAGCCCTGTCAGACAGGAATACACTGTCTCTTCCCTCAACTACTACCGTCATGATGTGCGTCCCCTCTGGTTCTTCTTCTCATCACGGGGCTTGCCAGCCGGGGGCTTACCGCTCCCGGGGCCTGCACCTCCGCCATTCTTGGTGCCACCCTTGCGACGACCGGCCTGTTTCGGGTCTTCGGCAGGCTTTTCCTCTTCTTCGTCTTCCTTATCTTCGTCATCAGGAGCGTTCTGACTGAACGGAACGAAGGTCGGCTTGAAGATCTCGTCGAAACCGTTCTCCTTCTCACGAACCTTCTTCTTGGCCTCCTGCTCCTGGTCGTAGCCCAGCTCATCAAGATGGGATTCCCTGGAGAGATCGCCACGATCACGGAGATCCTGGAGCATGGTGGCAATGGCCTGGTCGAAGTCGAGAGCAATGCGCTTCGGGTGGAAGTGCATGGTCACGTCCTGCGACTCCAACACATCAGCGTTGCGACGTAGCATCGGCAGCAGAATGTGCTTCCGAATCGTGCGGATCAATGAAGCCCGGTTCGCTTCAAGCGAACGAGCGATCATCTTAGCGAGCTTCAACGAATCGTCACCGCTGGCTCCGGCTGCATAGTTACCGGTCTGGAGAATCCCAGTCAGGCGAGCTGTGAGACGAGCATCAAGCGTGTTGTACCGCTCAGGCTTCACCGTGTTGTCCGACTTCGGAGTGATGATCTCAATGCTGAGACGATGGTCACCAACAATCACCGGAACCCGGGCGATGGTGCGGACCTGCGACTGCAAGCCCTCGATCTCAGCGGACTTAGCGGGGCGAGTATCGCTACCCTTCTTCACCAGGATGATGAAGTTGCTTGCACCCATCAGAACGGACCGGTCAACAGCGCGGAGCTGATGCTTCAGGTCCAGAATCTCGAACACGGACTTCATACGAATGTACGCGAACCGCTCGTAGGCAGGCTTCGTGTCATAGTGACGGAAGACAGCCTCAGGCTTGAAGAGGAACAATCTGGACGAGTCGATCTCGTTCTCAGAAAGGAACGGACGCTCCGACTCGGGAGCCTCGTACTTGCCTTCGATCAGGCTGCTAGTAACGAGGTCGGTGGAGTTCTCACCAGCGAGAACAGCGTCGATCATCTCAACCTCGCCACGGTTGGCGTAGTAGGCGAGACGTTCCTGGCCGAACATGAAGTTGCCGACCGGCACGACCTTCAGCGGGTCCAGGATGGATATGCCCGTCGGGCACACCACGTTGTACTCTTTGCGCTTCTTGTTCCCATCAGAGGTTACGCCACGAACCTTGTAGTTCTTCGTGCCCCAGTTGACGGCGACATAGCCCTGACTGATGGTGTACCGATCACGCCACATCTCACGAATGCGAGAATCAAGATCAACATCCTCGGCCATCTGGGCGAAGACATCAGCCTCATCTTCACTGTCAGCGTCGAATCCGAGCCAGCCGAGAGCCATATTCTCTGTCATCTCACCAACACCAGCAACGATATCATCGTGCTGGACCGCCCCGAAGGCGGTGTTCATCTGGTCGAAGATGTTGTTAGGCGTGACATAGCGATCACGCTCAAACAGTGAACTATGACCACTACGCGTAGAGCTGCCAGCCCAGCGGGCAATGGCAGCCATCTCGGGGGACTGCTGAGCAAGAGAATCGAGGACAGCCGAATCGGTCACCTCTGTCTCGTTTAGGATCACTGCACCCGAGGACGGGTCATACCAGTGTTCCGAACCTTCAACCATCCTGTCGACACTCATACCCCACCAGCCAACTGTGCGTCAATGCCTCGAACTGTCACTACTCGACTCCAATACTTGAACTGTCTGTCACACTCGGTGATGAGGGGGTCGATCTCCTGCGTTCGAAGAGAGTTTGAATCCCTTCGCCCCATCCTCACCAGATCCTTCCTGATCTCACTGGCTCTTGCCGAGATTCCTGCAAGCTGAATGAAGATCTCATCCGGTTCCACCTCGCTGAACTCTACAAGCGATCGGTGGTACTGGTTGATCTCAGTCTTCCAAGCAGTAAGCAACTGCCTTTCGGTAACCCCTCGTTTTGGTTCGGCGGAAGTGCCGCCACCCAATTCAAGGTCGAAATCGCCTTCACTCATGCTTATCGGACCTCCCGGCCTCAGAATCAACTTCGTCCCAACATAGGTCCAGGCTAACAAAGTGACCCCAAGTTGAGGGCACCATCGCCCACATCTGAGGTCTGCCGCAGTCATGCCACCCTAGCAGATGACCCGCTTGCCACTCTCCTCCGGGTATCAACAACAGACAGTGCCTGCCATCAGAATTGTATGAACTGATCGAGGATGACATCGCCCTCACGTTCCCGTTCTCTGTTGTGGAGCATCTCGTCGATAGGCTCCTGGGCGATCCCAAGGACCGCCATCTTAGCGGCGTCCAGGGAGTGGAAGCTCCCCTTGGAATACGCCTTCTTCCCGGTAGTGTCCAGCGCTCCCTTCACTACCTGCACCGTCTGACCCTGGAACTCGGCCAGCAAACCCTTGTCCCACGGGAGGACAAGACGCTGACGATCCACGTAGTCGCGGAGCACGTCAGAAGAGTACTCCAAGACTCGCTTGTAGATCCCAGCCTTCTCTATCTCATCGTCCAAATCGTGATCGACTTTGATCGTGGTATCCAAGCCAGTCAGGATCTTCTCAGAGAAACCAAAACCCTTCACCCTCTTAGTCTGAGTGGGCCACATCCCCTGAAGATCCTGAAACAGCGGGAGGCCAACACCGGTCTTGTCCATGCCGAATACCCGCAGGTCATACTCGTCGATGACATGGGCGAAGATGCGAGCCTGGTGCGAGTGAGAGATGCGCTCCAACGTGATCCTAGTCAGGAGCGTCAACTTGAAATCATCAGCCCCATCACCGTCCTTGCCGAAGATCAGAATCTCAGTGGGGTGGTTCGTGTACCCGATGTCAGCCCCGGCGTAGAAGTGGCGACCCTTCTTCAAGTGGGTGCTGGGGAACTGAAGGTACCCTTCCACGTCGTCGTTGATGTCGGGAAGCATCTCAGCGTTCATCTTGAAATGACTGTAGATGTTCTCGTTGTAGTTAGAGGTCGGTTCGATGTCCACGCACTGCATCAACCGGGCTAGTACGAACAGGGGTGACTGCGAGTCGCCGTGCAGACCGTAGACGTTACGCCGGTAGTCGGGGTTGTCCCTGCTGCCGTACATCTCGATCTTCTCTTCGCGTTCCTGATCGGTCCAGGTCGGACGCATCATGGCGGTGATCCGGTGGACCGTGAAGTCCGAATCGGGCTGCGTGAACTTGTAGAAGTAGTCCCTCACTCCTCTGGTCACGCCGTGGATACGCCAGCGGGCGTCCTCTTCTCCACGCTTCAGAGTTTCAATCAGCTCGACCCAAGCAGGCTGGGGGACATCCTGAGCCTCATCAAGTTCGAGCTGAAGGGGGTGCATCCCCTTGAAACCCTTACCGTCACGCTGAGGGATACGCCCCATGATGCGGGAACCGTTCAGGAAATCCATCTGGAACGGGCGGTGAGTGATGCCGTGAGTCTGCCCGCGTGGGAGCATCTCGCGGCCCAATCGGCACTCAATGAACTGCTGCTCGATCAGTCCAGTGATAGGTGAGAGGTGGTTAAGCTCGGGAGCACCAATCATCAACTCCGCCTTCGGGTGAAGGAACGGGAAAGCGAACGCCTTCAGCTTGATGGATGTCGATTTGCCAACCGAACGGGCTGCCTGCTCGATCTGTAGCGCGTCCATGTTCTGGAACCACGGCCACTGAAACGGCCAAGCACGCCAAGCACCATGCTCCTGGTCGGGGTCCTGCCACAAGAACTCCGCCTGATCAATGCCACTTTGATCCTGAAGGATGCAGAAGAGGTATGCCTCCTCATCCGTCAGCTCTTCAATCACGCTCATGTGGAGACCTTCGAAGCAGTCCTGATCCTTCGATGATGAAGGACAGTGATGTCCGGGTTCCTCTCCAGCTTGTCGTACAGGAAACCGATGATGTATGAC